AAGAAGCAGAATTTATCTAAAATGGCGGCTGGTCAGGCTGCATAACATAGAAAGGTTAACACGATGAGTAACTTTAGCGCCGACCAGATGCTTGATCTGGTAAAAGACAGCGGCAAATTTGAGAAGCGGTTGAAAGAACTTGCCAAGCAAGAGGCCAGCGCTAAAGCTGCCATGGACAAGTCTCGTCAGATGAATATCGACGTTAGTAAAAATGTTGATAAGAAACGTGCAGAAGTTGAAACACTGAAGGCTGAGTATCGACAGCAGATTGAGCAGGGTACGAAACCTCTTGATGCGTTGAAGGCTGAACTCAGTAAGCGTGAGGCAGCGGTTGTCGCGGATGAAAAACTACTTGGTAAGCAGTTGGAGAAGATTAAGGCCGACCAAAACGCCATCAAAATATCTACGGCGGCGGTAAAGCAGCGTGAGGTTAATTTTGAAGCCCGTGTAAACGCTTTTGAGATGGCTACAAAGCGGCTTGCTGAGAACGCGTAATGGCTGTTGCAGAGAACCCCAAAGAACGAGGCTCTAACTACGGCGGCGAAAACGATGGTTTTCGGGTACAGTATTCTGATGGTACATGGGGGTTTGTCCAAGCTGTCGCGTCAGGCACAGGTGTCCAATCGTCAGTTAACACCAGTGTCATTCCAGTATCTGCAAGCGGCACGTTTACGGGTGAGTGGGAACAGAACAACCAAGCTGATGTAATGGTATCATTGCAGACAGACACATCTGGGACACTGTACTTTGAGTTTAGCGTTGATGGTACTAACGCTTCAGTATTCCCGATTGAAGGGTTTGAAGTAACTTCTGGTATCCATGAGTTCCACACAGCGGTCAAAGGGCCAAGGTATTTCAGAGTACGATTTGTCAACGATGCTTTTACCCCAACTTATATGCGACTGTATACTTACTTCGGTCAATTTAGATCACCTAGTACACCATTAAGTGCGTCTCTCCAGATCGACAGTGACGGTATAGCAACGCGCCCGACAGATTTCCAAGATGAAGTCAAACGTGGTAAGCGAGTAGGTGTAACTGGATGGAATAAGTTTGGATATAGATTAGATGTTCCTAATAACACAACAGCTTGTATATGGCCAGCAACACCATTGTTGCCTACATTTCTTACAAGCGCGAGTACATTTACAGTTACTTATAATAGCACTACTGATGGCTCTGGCACTACTGGAGCTACCGAATTAGTGTTTGTATATGTAGATGATGATGGTCTCCCTGCAACATCAACCCACACGTTAGGCTCTGATGGATCAGATGTTACTAGCTTTAGTGGATTAGGCATCAACCGAATTGCAGTTACCGCCGCAGGGAGTGCAGGATTTAACACAAACGATATAACTGTAACAGCTACAACAGGAGCTACAGTTCAGGCAATCGTCCCCGCTGAAGGTTCTATTACACAACAAGCCATCTTCTTTGTAGGCGCAAACCATGTAGCTATAGCCCCTTGGCTGACCATTGAGATGGCGGCTTTAGATAAGGATAAAGCGTTAGCGTTAGTCGGCTACGCATGGAATAGAACGTCAGGAGTTAGAACTGAAGTCTTTAGAGGTTCGATTGATAGATCGTTGGATTTACATAGGCAGATATTTGATCCTATTAAATTCAGACTTGAGCCGAATAGTGTCTTGTATTTTGTTGGTACGACATCAGGCCACAATAGTGTGGTGGACATGTTCTGTAGATTTAGCCTTAACGAATATCAGGATACATAAACCTGTTGCATTAATGTCTCTCTGTTGCTAATATACAACCAAGCGCACCAATGATGGTGTACGAACAGGCTACCGCTGATAACCGCAAGGCCAGCAACCAGCCCAAGTAGTTTGGCCCCAAGTTTCTTGGATAAGCCTTCTAGCTCTGTTTTTAACCGAATAGAAGGAAGGCATTTTAATCATGTCTAACGAAATTCTCGATTGGTCAGTTATTGACTATAAATCCACCGTTGAACATCTACTTCAACAGCGCGGCTCTAAGTTCCGTATGGCTGTTATGGAAGACAGCTACGCAGGTAAATCTGGTAAAGCTGTAAACCAACTCGGTCCAGTTAACGCTGTAAAGCGTACTACCCGCCATGCTGACACACCACTTATCGAAACACCTCAAGATGCCCGCTGGGTATACCCGCAGGATTATGAGTGGGCTGATCTCATTGACGATCAGGACAAACTTCGCATCATCGCTGATCCAACTTCACCATATGCCATCAACGGCGCTATGGCGATGGGTCGTGCAATCGATGACGAGATCACTGCTGCTATCACAGGCACAGCTAAAACTGGTGAAGATGGTACAGTATCTACGGTACTCCCTGCTTCTCAGACTGCCGCAACGACTGCTGGTGGTATGACAATTGCCAAACTTCGTGAAGCTATGCAACTTCTCATTGCCGCTGAAGTTGATGTGGACAATGAAGAACTGTATTGCGCTATTGGCGCTCAACAGCATGACGACTTGCTTGGTGAAACTCAGGCTGTTAGCTTGGATTACACGAACAAGCCTGTTCTTATGGATGGTCGCATCCGCTCATTTATGGGCTTCAACTTTATCGACAGCCAACGCCTACCGATTTCCGGGGATGATCGCTCCGCATTATGTTGGGCTAAATCTGGTATCCATCTTGGTGTTTGGAATGACATCAACGTTAAGATCACTGAGCGTGACGATAAATCTTACGCAACTCAGGTGTACTGTAAAGGTACTTTCGGTGCCACTCGTACCGAAGAGAAAAAAGTCGTCGCCATTACTTGTTCGGAGGCTTAAATCATGGCTACAGTTTATTCAATCCAAAAGACTAAGTGGGACCAAACGGAACCACCTATCATGGTTAAAACTATCGAACACAAAGGTCGTGTTCGTAGTTCATACGCAAACTACGTCGCTTCTGCGGAACAGTCAGACATTCAAATGTTTAACCTTCCAAACGGCGCACGTATCCTAACGATGGAAGTTGCTCACGCCGCACTTGGTGGAAGCACAACTCTATCAGTAGGTCACGGAGCTTACACGCAAGCTGACGGTACTGCCGTTGTTGCTGACGAAGATGAGTTCAAAGCGGCTGCGGCTTCCACAGCTATCGCCGTTACTGGTGCTGCTCTGACAGAAGCACTCGGACGTTACTCAGTCGTTGACGCAGACGACACAGGGTTGCCAATCACGGTATCCCTCGCTGGTGCAAACGGAACGGGTACTATCTCGCTTCAATGCACTTGGGTTCTCGACTAATTGATTAAGTGATCTAGGGGTGTCTTTAATTGGCACCCCTAGTATCTCTTTTTTAGGAGTTAAAAATGGCTAATCGAACATATCTTTTAACGCTTGCAGACTTCGACCTTAACTCAACATCTTCCGTTGCTGGCTCTGACGCTGGTTCGGCTGCTGCTGGTAAAGTTTCTGTTGATATCGCTGAGAGCGCAGATCGTCAATCCGCTGCACAAGCGTTACGCGACCTCGCCAGTCTGATTGACGCGAACCAAGTTGTAATCAATTAAGGGAGGCGACAATGCCTTCAGAAGTTGATATCTGTAACCTGTCATTACAACGCCTTGGTGCTAAGACCATCACGGCGTTAACTGACGACAGTACCGCAGCACGGGAGTGTAACCGTGCTTATTCTCATGCCAGAGATAGTGAACTCCGCTCTCATCCGTGGAATTTTGCGCGTTCACGGGCTTCTTTAGCCGCTGACAGCGCCACCCCGGCGTTTGGATACGCCGCACAATACACCCTCCCTGCGGATTTCTTACGGCTACTTCCTACGCGGGACCAGCAAGACCTACAAATTGAGAACGGAAAAATACTCACTGATGATGGCGCACCTTTGCAGATCGTCTACATCAAGCGTGAGGATGACCCTAACAAGTTTGACCAATTATTTGTGGACCTTCTTGTCGCCCGTATTGCTAGGGATTTGGCTGAAAAGATTACACAATCGAAGACAAAGATTGAGATTTCACAATCATTATATGAGGAGTTTCGTAAAGAGGCTCGTCGCGTTAACTCGTTTGAGCGCCCTGCGCTTGAACCCCCTACAGACCCTTGGATTATCGCGAGGCTTTAATTGGCTAAAGTTGCACCTATTCAAACAAACTTTAACGGCGGCGAAGTGTCGCCGTTGGTGTATGGGCGACCTGACTTAGATAAATATAAGACGGGCCTGAAGACCTGTTTAAACTTTATCCCTCTGTTGCAAGGCCCAGCCATGCGTCGGCCCGGTACAAAACATATCGTAGAAGTGAAGGACAGCACAAAGGCTGTGCGTGTTGTACGTTTTGAGTTCTCAACAGAACAAGCCTACATCTTAGAGTTTGGTGATTTATACGTCAGGTTTATTAAAAACCGTGGACAGATCGTGTCTGGCACACCCGTTGAGCTTACCACAACCTACGCTGAGGCTGACCTATTCCAACTACAGTTTTCACAGTCGGCAGACGTGCTGTACGTCACACACCCTAATTACCCACCTCGTAAGATTGAACGGGCGTCGGATACAAGTTGGTCAATAACAAACATCACGTTTAATGATGGCCCATACTTTAACACCAACACGACAGATACCACCTTTACACTTGGGGGTACGACAGGCTCAGTTTCCGTCACAGCTTCAGCGATTACGGGTATTAACAACGATACAGGTTTTCAAACGACTGACGTAGGGCGTCAGATCAGATGGGAAGATGCTGCGGGTAACTGGACGTATCTGGTGATAACCGCGTATACGTCCACAACCGTTGTGACCGCCACGATTGATGGGCCTGATGCGTCAGCGACAACCGCGACCACGGTATGGCGTCTTGGTATCTGGTCAGAGACAACAGGCTACCCAAGCACGTCCACGTTTCACCAGAATAGATTAGTTTTTGGCGGCGCAACAGACACACCTCAACGGATTGATTTAAGCCGCACAGGTGATTTTGAGAACTTTGCTCCCACAGACCCTGATGGGACTGTGCTGGATGACAGTGGTGCGACTACCACATTATCGGCAGACACAGTTAACGCTATCAGATGGATGTCTGATGATGAAAAAGGTCTGGTTGTAGGTACTGTTGGTGGTGAGTGGGTTGTACGTCCTAATGACAACGGTGGTGTATTAACCCCTAACAACATTCAAGGTACACGGTCCAGCGCGTTTGGTAGCGCAAACTTTCGACCTGTCCGTGTGGGTCGTGCCATTGTATTTATACAGAAGTCACTCAAGAAGGTCCGTGAGTTAGCCTACGTGTTTGAGGATGATGGTTTTCGTGCACCCGACATGACGTTGATATCTGAGCATATAACGCAACCCGGCGTCGTGCAGCTATCCTATCAGAGTGAGCCGCAAAGTGTCGTATGGATGTGTCTGACAGATGGGCAATTAGTTGGAATGACGTATGACCGTGACCAACAGGTTATCGGTTTTCATAGGCACACATTAGGTGGTTTTAGTGACCAGTATGATACAACTATTGCTAAAGTTGAAAGTGTTGCGTCAATCCCTAATCCCACAGGTACAGCCGACGAACTTTACGTGGTTGTCAATCGTTACATCAACGGTGCAACCAAGCGATACATCGAATACCTTACACCTTTCTGGGACGCGACAACCAATCAGGAAGACGCCTTCTTTGTAGATAGCGGCTTAACCCTCGACAGCCCATCAACTATTACTGGTATTACTAAGGCTTCACCCGGCGTCGTAACGTCAACCTCACACCCGTTCTCTAATGGTGACATAGTGCGTTTAAACGGTGTTATTGGAATGACTGAGGTTAACGGTAAAGTTTATAAGGTCGCAAGCGTGGCGACGAATACGTTCGAACTCACAGATAGAGATGATGCTGATGTGGATACTTCAGGTTTTTCCACGTACCAGACAGGTGGTGAGATACGAGAGCGCGTTACGTCTATTAGCGGCCTTAGCCACCTTGAAGGAGAAACCGTCACAATTCTTGGAGAGGGTTCACCACTTGGTACTGCGGTTGTATCATCAGGCGCAATCACTGTCACTGAGACTTCAAAAGCTCAGGTGGGGCTAACCTATAATTCGGACTTATTGACATTACGTTACGATGTTGGCGCTGTTGATGGCACGGCTCAGGGTAAGCTGCAACGCATCCACAGATTAATCATCCGCGTGTACCAGACATTAGGTGGTAAAGTCGGTATAGACGCTGATAGTTTAGACCCGTTAATCTACCGTAAAGGTGGGAACGCAATGGATACGGCGATACCTTTATATGACGGAGATATTGAGATTGAGTGGGATGGCGAGTATGATACTGAAAGTCTCGTATTTATCAGACAGGATCAACCCATACCTATGACGATTGAAGCTATTATGCCGCAGCTTGAAACGCAGGACAGACGATGAATGTGATACCCTTTAAAGCGGAGCATCTATTTGGTGTGGACCTGCAAGATAGTCAAGCGTACTTATCTAATTGGGTGTCTCACGAACAAGCGGCAGCGCTTGAGGGTACAGCTTGGGCCTACACAGGGGTAATCGGGAATAGTATTGCAGGGTGTGCTGGTGTTCTTCCTATGTGGCAAGGACGAGGTGTGGCGTGGGCGTATATCTCTAAGATCGCAGCGCGGCAGCACTTTATTAGCGTACATAAATCAGTGTCTCGTTTTCTTGAAGCGTGTTATATTCAGCGTATTGAGATGACAGTTGATTGTGATTTTGAGCAAGGCCATAGATGGGCTGAGATGTTAGGTTTTACAATGGAAGCAGAGCGCATGAGGGCGTACCGTCCTGACGGTGGCGACTGCGCGTTGTACGCGAGGGTATTATGACAGGTATGGAGCCAGCGATGATTTTGGCGCTTGCTGGTACTGCGGTATCTGCGGTGGGCGCGGTATCAGCGGGTGCAGCTCAGAAACAAGCGTCTGACCGTAACGCGACTATGGGTGTGGCTAACGCTGCCGCTGCCCGTAGGGACGCAACAGAGAACGCTCGACGCCAACGGCGTGTAAACAGAAAGAACGCTGGCACAATCCGCAATCAAGAATTTGTTGCCATGGACGTGCTTGAGGATCAGGTGCGTGAGGGTGAGTTGAAAGCTCTCGACCTTCTCCATGCTGGTGAGGTTAAAGCTATCGGCCTTGAGAACGGCGCAACACTAGATCGTATGCAGGGTAAAGCAGCTCAACGTGCAGGTTACTTTAGTGCAGCGGGTACGCTACTTAAGGGTGGTGCTACGGCTTACGAAAGTATGGGTAGTACAAGTGGGTACTCGACTGTAGACACTACAACAGGGCGAGGTATGGCACTTGACATATCATACGGGCAAGGGATTTATGAGTAATGCCTAAAATAGATATTAACGCAGGACCAAATGTTTCAAGCCTGATTTCGTCACGTCGGGCGACTGCCGCTGACATGGGTGGTAGCAAAGGGTTAGAGCAAGCGGGTGCCGATATTACCGCGTTTGCTAAAGAGATTAAAACTCAGAACGACAGGTCAACGGCTGTTGAGATTGAGAAAGGTCTGATCGATCTTGAGACTGACATGGCGCAGTTTAACCTTGAAGCGGAGGAGAACGCTGAAGCGGGTGGTGCTGGTCATGTAGATACAGTTAAAGGTGCGATCACAGCATCCAGTGAAAAGTTTACAGAACAATTTTCTGGTGCGTCTAAAGAGAACCAACAACGGTTAACCCTTGGCCTAGCTAGATTTAACAACAGACACACGACAGGCGCGGCGCGTTTCCAAGCTCGAAAGAAGGGTGAGAAGGTTGTCGCTGATGTTAGCAGTGGATTAGACGCAGTATTAAACGGTGTGCGAGATGGCTCGTGGACTGTTGAAGATGGTGAGGCGTTCGGAACGGCAATTCTTGATGCAGCCGACCTCCCCGGTAACGCTAAAGCTAAGACACTAGAGGTATTCAGCAACCAATTAGCTGTTAAGGATATGACACGCAGGATTGATGATGTCGATTATCCTGACGAGGCTATCGGTCTTCGTGACGAGGCTACTAAACTTAAAGGTAAATTAGGTGCTGATGCGTATAGCCGTATCTTATCGGCTATCGACACGAAAGAGGACCAACTGTATGTGCAGCAAGAGAACGAGACTATTTCAGATCAAGCTGAACACATGGCAGCACTTAACAGTGGTAACGCAGGTAACGGGTTCACTTCGGATCGTTTAGATAACATCCGTGACCCTAAGAAGCGCGCTATCCAAGCTCAAAAACTATTCCGTGCGGAGCAGGTGTTCACATTCGCCACTCGCCTACGGGGTATGGAACCTGCTCAAATTGACGCGGAGTACGCGCGCTTACAACAAGACCTTCTGATTGAAGGTAACGAGATGGTTGAGCAACGTCAGATAGCGGTCTTGCGGAGAGAGCGCGCTTTACGTTCTGAGGGTCAGGGTGCGTTAACAACGAGTATCGCGGATAGACTTACTGCTTCAGAACTTGGGGGTGAGGTAGACCAAGAGCTGTTAATTGAAGACATCGCGGCAGTCGTATCGCCTGATGATCGCAGGGTCTTAGAAGAGGCCCGGAATAAAGCTATCGAAGTTGGTGAATACGCTAAAGAAGCAGCGCAGATGCTCCCCGGCGAGCTTCAGTCAGAACGTTTACGTCTTATTGAAGAGCGTAAAATTGTCGGTGCGACTGGCACAGCAAACGCTCAGATAGCAGCGATAGATAGAGAATTATCAAGCCGACAAGAAGACAGTCAGGCGTTTAAGAATGAGTTAAACGATAGAATTTTAACTATTGCTGACGGGGCTATTCCTGAAGGTGAGACTAAAGAAGCGTTATATAATGATATTGACGCCCGTATGTTGACAGACCTAGCGCGCACGGAAGCTAAGAAATTGGTTGATATGGCGTTCACCCAAAGTGTTGAGAGCGCGAAAGTCCCATACATGACCGTCACTGAGCGCACGGCTCGTATGAAGGAGTTAGGGGACCAAGTATTAAAATCCGATGGCGCAAACATCAATCTAGCGCGCGCGCAATTTGAGGGTTTTAAGGAAGCTAACAGGATACACCAAGGACGAATTGAGAACGACCCTTCAGTTTATGCTGCGGAGAATAACTCTATTGTCCGTGAAGCTGGTGAGGTATTAGAGACAGCTAGAGATGGGGGCGACCCTACAGAGATAAGGGACGCACGAAAGGCTTATGTCCTTGCACAACAGGCAGAACAAGCGCGTTACGGGCGGCACCCGAATGATGTGCAATTACTATCACCTGCACAAGTCGCTGGTATTGCTAATGATATGCGTATGGCTGACCCAGAAGACCCCGAAGGTCAAGGTTTACATAGTAAACTCGCTAAACTACAAGAAACATGGGGTGAGAGTTTTGGTCTTGTCTCTAAACAGTTGCAGAAGAAAGGTGTGTTCACAGGTACTACCCGTGTTGCAGCTAGTGTCGCAGACCCTAACATAGCCAAAAAACTACTTGAGGTTCAGGCGGTAGTGACTAGAGATAAAAGCTACTTCGATGGGTTATCGGTAACGAACTCAAGTACGGATATTGAGAAGGTGGTCTTAGACCAGATGAGTGAACACACAAGCTCTCTTATCGCGCAGCCCGGAGGTAGGTCTGCTGTATCTGAGTACAATAAGGCGGTCACACTCCTGACCAAAGAATACATGTTAAACGACCAACTTGACGTTAATGAGGCTGCGGAGAAAGCTGCTAACGACATCATTACGAACCAGTACACATACAACAGATCGTACCGTGTGCCAAACCGCCCTGACATCGACCCTGCCGCTGTAATGTATGGCGCGGGCGCGACTTTGCAACAGATACCATTAGATAATATAATTATCGATGAAACTGCGTTAGGTGTTACTGACGTAAACCGGGCTGAAACACGGCGTCAGAATATTATCAGCATACGTGACAGTGGGTATTGGGTTACTAGCCCTGATGAGGATGGTCTGGTGTTGTATAATGGCGCGGGTGTACCAGTCTTTACTCCGGGCGCTGACGGTACAATGTCAACTATTAAGAAATCTTGGTCTGAGTTATCACAAACTAAACCTATCGCCAATACGTTCCGAAGAACGGGCGGCGTTGACCCACGCTTTACACCAGCGGCGCGGTCACAATGACGATATATACCAGTGAGCCAGAGTTTCGCGTAGCCCCTTTAGCGGATCAACCTGTGCCAACAGGTGAGGTTCTCTACAACTACGCTGCCGACGCTTTGGCTATGTCACCTTTTCAATCTATTGGTCGCGCGCGTGATCTGGGTGAGGCCCAACGCACAGGTGGGGTTATCTCTTTAGAGAAACAACAGGCCATGTACGATGAGGCTGGTGTTGACATAAAACCTAAGCAGATGGTCACACGCGCTATGGCGCAGCAGTTAATAGACAGTGCCATGGTACGACGCCACAACTCAAGCGTTATGCAACGGGCTACAGGGTGGCAGACAGCAGGTGGGTTTGCGGCTTCATTAGGTGCGTCTGTTGTTGACCCTATTAATTTAGTCTCTGCCTTCATCCCCATTGTTGGACAGGCCAAGTACGCTGGGATGTTGGCGCAACAAGGATCACGGGTAGCAAGGGCAGGGACACGGTTTAAGGTGGGTATGTTTGAGGGTGCCGTGGGTGCCACAATAACAGAACCCATCGTAATGTCTGTAGCGGCTCAAGAACAAGCCGATTACACCGCCGCCGATTTTGCCGTCAATATGATCTTTGGCGGGGTACTTGGTGGCGGTTTACATATGGGTGTTGGGTCTGTTGCTGACGCGGTAAATTTGAAGGCGGTTAAAGCTAAAGCCCAAAGTGATAAATCCGCGATATTTGATGCGCTAAGTATAGAGAAGAAAGAGCAACTCTTTAGAGCTAACATGGCGCTGGCGATGGAGGACAAACACCCTCAATTTCAGTTTGGTGAAGCTGAAGCCCCCACCCCACCACGTTTTGACCCCGCAACATTCAGTCCCGGTGACGCAACAACACTACCGGGCGTAACACCGTTCTCTAACGGACCTACTAAATTTAAAGCCAGTAGAACGTTTAAACAAGGTGAAGAAAATGTTACCCCAGCCGTGGAAATGGACGGTAAGCCTATACCAAAGAATATTGAGACTGTGGCTCGTCAGAATGACCCTAATTTGTGGGGCGAGTTCGACACTGTTACGCAACGTGTAGAAACCTATAGAGCTTGGATAGACGATCTTAACGAGACAAAAGGTCAACCAAAATCCTCAGAAACGTTACGCCCATTAGAGGAAGCGGTTAACGTATCTCGCCGTGAGATTATGGGCCTTGAGAAAGATTTAGGTGCGCTTGAACTTGAGCTTGAGCAAATGGCTAAGGTTGATGCGGGTGGTCGTAGGGTAAAGAAACTTGAGCGCAAGATAACTGAGCGACAGCGCCAGCTTGAGCTTACGAACAGTAAACTTGAAGAAGATGTAATCAAGTACGACGAGGCTAGTAAGAAGACATTAGAGAGTAAAGACCATCAACAGGTGCGCGCTGAGATACAAAAAGAAGACATCATCTTACGGGATATGGCAGAGCAGCTATCAGCTAGTATTCGCGCTGCTGAGAAGGCTGCGGCTGGTGAAGTTGTACCAACACCAACACAAATGGGTGCACCTTTCACTGAGGTTAAACCCGGAGGTGTCCTAGAGCTTGACCACGATGCGACGATCAGAAGCCAACAACCTGAAGGGTTACGCTTCTACGATCAGGACGCGCTGGATGATGTTAACGAAGGGTTACTAGACCCTGCCAAATTTGATAGTATAGAGCAAGCTGAAGAGATGCGCGCTGAGGCTGAGACAAACCTCAAGGAGACGTACGCAAGGCTTGGTATGGAAGAAGAGGATTTAACTTTGGAGGTTGACCCGGATATGGCTGAGGCGTTGGGGCAGGTAGAAGCTGATAAGATGATGTTAGCTTGTCAAATGAGGAGTTCTAGCTAATGGCAAGACCCGGTATTCAAGAATGTCTCACTAACCTCAACGCGGGGTTAGACGCTATTGGTGAGTTCACACCTAAGCAGAAAGATGAAATGCTTGAAAACTCGGCAGTGAAAGTGTCTCGGCTTATAAAGAAGTATGAGGCAAAAAATTCAAGTGATATTGCTGCTGATGTTATGAAGGAGTTAAAAAGTGAAGCTCTTGATGTGCTTATTGCCAAGACCATAACAGAGCGTAACGCCCTGTATAATAAGCAAAAGCTGCTTGATAAATTTGATTACATGACCTCTGTTTGGGATGAGATACCTGTTGATGGTTTCAAGGCTATTTTCCGTGGTTCCCCAATTCAACGTGAGGGTGCCTTACAATCTGTCGCAGCATCAATGGAAGCTAGGTCTGGTAAGTATTTAGCAGCTTTCTATTCAGATATGGCTAAAGCGGGTGAGGGTGGGTCATCCTTATGGGCTGACTGGACTAGCGGTAAGTTTGATAAAGAAGTATTCATCGCACGGGACCGTCTTGATAAAGGTGCTGACGTTAGCGACCTTACACCTAACTCAGTAAAGATGGCTGAGATTTTAAACACGCACATGGAGTACGCCAGACAGAAGGCTAACTTCTATGGCGCGATGATTGGTAAGCTCGACGGGTATGCGACCACCCGCAGCCACAACGCAGATAAGATACGTGGGTCTAAGGAGAAGTGGGTTAACACAATGCTGCGTGACTTAGACCTTGAAGAGACTTTCAGTGATATGGAAGCCCCTCAAATAGAGACTGCAATCAATGAGCTTTATCACGAATTTGCAATAGACAAACACGTAAAGGTTGGCGGTGAAACAACTCATAACCTCGTCAAAGGTTTCTCAAGTGTCGCTAAAAGGTTGAGCCACCAGCGCGTCTTGAAATTCAAAACACCTGAAGCTGAATATAATTATTTTAAAGATTTTGGTGCAGGTAATCTCTCTAAAAGCACGATGTTCAATCTTCAACGTTTAGCGGGTAACACGTCACTGATGGCGCACTTCGGGCCTAACCCTGACCAGACGATTGACAATCTCGCAGACATGATGCTTAACAAACTTAAGAAAGAGGGGCGCACCGATGAGGCCCATACGTTAAATGTATGGCTTAAAGGTGCAAAGTCTAGCCTCATCCCGCACATTACGGGTGAGGCTAGAGCTATTGATAACCCTACACTTGCAAAAGCAAACCATTTTATAACAGCGTTGATGCAATCTACCACTCTTGGGGCGGCAGTGTTGTCCATGCCTTCAGATTTGGCGATCATAGCTGGACGCGCATCATTTAACGGACGCGGCTACTGGGGTGGAATGACAGATGCTCTAGGTGGTTTAGCCCAAGGCCGGACAAAAAAAGAATACTACGATGTTCTGTCCCAGATTGGTGTTATTGCTGATGCAATATCAGGGTCCGTAATATCTCGCTTCGATGTTGGCGACTTACCGACAGGTCGTGTTGCTGATGGTATGCAGAAGTTCTTTAAGTACACAGGTATCCAGTGGTGGCCTGACCGGGTTAGAGAAGGTTTTGCGCTAGGGACTTCACATTACCTCGCACGTAACGCTGACACGTTGTTCGATGACCTTACAGACGAGATACGGCGTATGTTACAAGGCTCCGGTATCGAAGCCGCTGATTGGGATAACGTGATACGGTTTGGTAAGCAGTCCGTTGAGGGTGATGAGCGCGAGTTCCTAACTGCTGATTTTGTCAGGTCATTGGGTGAAGAGAATTACATTAACGCACTGAAGGCTAAAGGTAAGAAGCCGACGAAAGCAGCTATTGAGAACTATCGTGAAGATTTACAGGATAAATTTCTCACGATGTTTAACCAAGAGAATGAACACGCAATCATACAGGGTGACGTACAGACGCGAGCATGGTTGCGTGGTGGTGGTCATCAAGGGACTTGGTGGGGGATGGCGCGCTCTCAAATTACAATGCTCAAAACGTTCCCGGTTGCTTTCATCCAAAAGGTGTTAGCACCAGCGATATACGGATCAAAATCTTCAGGTAAGTTTACAGATGGTTTGACCGACCCTAGCTCTATGCTTCACTTAGCGAAGACCATCGCAGGGATGACTGCATTAGGTTACGTGTCTATGGCAGCTAAGGATTTAGCTAAAGGCAAAGAGGTCAGAGTGCCTGACGACGAGAAGGAGTTTGCCAAGATATTTGGTGCAGCGATGATGCAGGGTGGAGGTCTTGGCCTTTACGGTGACTTCCTATTTGCTGAAACAAACCGCTTTGGTGGTAACTTCACAAGCTCAATGATGGGGCCAGCTTTCCAGCGCGGCAACGAACTAATGGATATTAAAAATAAGATGATGTCGGGTGAGAAATTTGGTGGTCAATTATTAAGAGCGGCTGTGAATAACACCCCCGGATCAAATGTATTTTGGGCGCGGCCAATACTTGATGGGCTTATCTTGAACGAGTTCACAGAGATGGTTAACCCCGGCTACCTACGGCGCACAGAGAAACGTATAAAGAAAGAGTACGACCAAGATTATTATATGCGACCAGCCACAACGCAGTTGGATATACTGCCGTAATATGACATACTACCACCAGAGGATTAAACGATGACAGTTAGCACAACAACCAACAGAATATCCTACGCGGGGAATGACAGTACGACTGCGTTCGCTACGGGGTTCAAGTTCTACGCGAACGGTGATCTGACAGTGACGTTGGTTACTGACAGCACAGGCGCGGAGGTTGTTAAGGTCATCACGACTGATTACACCGTGGCAGATGCAGGTGTGGACAGTGGTGGTACGGTGACGATGGGTACACCGCCAGCGACAGGTGAGACATTAGTTATCGAGCGCACACAGGCTTACACGCAGCCTGTGGACTTGGTGGAGAACGATCCGTTCCCATCTAACACGGTTGAACAACAGCTTGACCGTATGGTCATCATGGCGCAACAGAACGACAGCACACTGACACGCTCATTGCGACAGCCTGACGGTGACACAGCCGACATTGATAAACTTCCCGTTAAGGTAACACGCGCCACGAAGGTCTTGGCCTTCGACAGTGACGGTGATCCAGTCGCGTCTACATCCACACTTGCAGATATTGAAGACGGGGCGACAGATGCGGCAGCGTCAGCAGCAGCGGCACTTATCAGTGCGAACGCAGCAGCCGCCGATCTCGTACTCACAAACGCAGATGTTGTTACCACAGGGGCCAACGCAACACTCTCAGCAAACTACGCCACTAAAATCGACGGCGCTGTAACAGGCTCAGATTACGCATCAAAGGCTTGGGCTATTGGTGGAACTG